CCTACATGCCATTCGGCGGCTTCCCCGGCACGGGGCGTGCAGATGGCTATAAAGGTAAAACACAAGGTAAAACACGAGGTATATCATGGATTTAAGCCAACTGGTTGATGATGTCAAACGCCATGCCGAAGAATGCATGCCGCGTGAATGCTGCGGCCTTGCGCTGCTGAAAAAAGGCCGCCTGCTGTATCAGCCCTGCACCAACCTTGCGAGTCATGCCGGGCAGTTTGCCCTTGACCCCAAGGCGTGGGCGGAAGCCGAGGATGACCCTCACGTTACGATTGTGGGTGTGTGTCACTCGCACGTGTTCATTCCGCCCGAACCCTCGGCGGCGGATCGTACCGAATGCGCTCGCTCCGGCCTGCCTTGGCTGATTGTGAATGTCCCCAATGGCGACCATGTGCAGCTTGAGCCGGATGCCAATGCCATAACCCCGCTGCTTGGTCGGGTGTTTGTACACGGCGTGCATGATTGCTACAGCGTGATCCGCGACTATTACAGCCAGCGCCTAGGCTTGGATATCCCCGACTTTGAGCGCGGTGATCAGTGGTGGTTGCACGGCGGCAACCTCTATCTTGATGGCTTTGAGCAGGCCGGATTTATGCGCGTAGACGACGCACCGCGTGCGCATGATGTGCTGCTGATGCAAGTGGCCTCGCCCGTGCCAAACCATGCCGCCATCATGCAGCCGGACGGCACTATTATTCAGCACTGCGCCGGGCGTTTGAGCAGCTGCGACGTGTACGGCGGCTATTGGCAAAAAGCCTGCACTCATGTGCTGCGGCATCAAAGCCTGCTTGAGGTGCGCGCATGACCACCGTCAAGCTTTACGGCCATCTTGGGCAAGCCTTCGGGCGCGAGCACCAGTACGCCGTGCGCACCCCAGCCGAGGCCATGCGCGCCCTCATGGCGACCCTGCCGGGCTTCCGCGCTTACCTGATTAAACATTCCGCGCCGGGTTACAAGGTATTGACCGCCGAGGGCGCGCAAACACTGGACACCATGAGCTACCCGGCGGGCGGAATTATTCGCATCGTGCCTGTGGTCGCAGGCGCGGGCAAGGGCGTGACCAGCCTGCTGCTTGGTGTGGCGCTGGTGGGCGTGGGGTTGTTTTTAACCGGCGGCACGGGCTTGACCCTAAGCGCTGCGTGGGCAGGCGGTGCTTCTACCACAATAGGCTTTTTTGCCACTAATATCGGTATCGCCTTGGCTTTGGGAGGCATTGCGCAAATGCTCTCGCCGCAAGCGCGTACCGAGAGCTACGAAGCGGGCGAGAACAAGCCAAGCTACATGTTTAGCGGCGCAATCAACACCAGCGCCCAAGGCAACCCGCTGGCGCTGTGCTATGGCCGTATGCGCGTTGGATCGCAGGTCATTTCGACCGGCATTAACACCGAGCATATAGCCTATATTCCGCCAGCGCCACCGCCCAACCCTAAGGCTGGAACTGGAGGCGGTAGTTACAATGATTGCGTCTCGTGGGACGATTCGGGCAACTGCCTATACTACGCCACGCAACATGATGGCATGGACTGCGTGGCCAGAGATAATAATACGGGCGACTGCACTGGGTATAACTATGTATCAAGCACTTAAACCACCCGCACCGTGCGGGGCAGGCGGCGGCGCGGTGGATGCGCTTTGCTTATCCACCCTACACGAACTGCAAGCACAACAAACACCCCGACCCGCACCGCGCGGGGCAGGCGGCGGCAAGGGCGGCGGTGGAGCGCGCACCCCAGTCGAATCGCCCAACACTCTACGCTCCAAGCAATACGCGCATATTCTTGATGCCGTCAGCGAGGGCGAAATTGTCGGGCTGGTGGACGGCCTCAAATCCATCTACCTTGACGATACGCCGATTCTGGATGTCAACGGCAATCCAAACTTCAGCGGCGTTGGCGCGCAATGGACAAACGGCAGCCAGTGGCAAGCTGCAATTGCAAATCTTGATACGGTGGAGTCCGAGACCGCCGTGGGTGTGCGCTGTAAGCAACCCGATCCTATCGTGCGTCGCCTGAGCAACCTACAGGCCAACGCCGTGCGCGTCACGCTCTCCACGCCGCAGCTCTCCGACCAGGACATGAGCAACGGCGACACACGCGGCTCGCGGGTGGATTTTGTCATCGAGCGCCAAATCAACGGCGCAGGCTGGCAAGTCTTGGTACAAGATGCCTTCGATGGTAAAACCATGAGCCGCTACCAGCGCGCGTATCGCGTGGATATTCAGCCCGGCGCAACGAATGAAATCCGCGTCCGCCGTACCAGCGCCGATAGCGACGTCTCGAACGTTCGCAACGAGCTGTTTTGGGACAGTCTGACCGAAATTATTGATACCCGGCTGCGCTATCCCAACACCGCATTAGTGTCGCTATCCATTGATTCGGAACATTTCAGCAACCTGCCCGCGCGCGCCTACGATATTAAAGGGCTGATTGTGCGCGTGCCGGACAACTACGACCCCAACACGCGCAGCTACAGCGGCGTTTGGTCGGGCAATTTCAGGCTGGCGTGGACAGACAACCCGGTCTGGTGTTTTTACGACCTGCTCACCTCCGAGCGCTACGGCCTTGGCTATTACATTACACAAAATCAGGTCGATAAATGGACGCTGTATCAAATCGCGCAATACTGTGACCAATATGTACCCAACGGCTTCGGCGGCTGGGAGCCGCGCTACACCTGCAATATGTACATCCAGAGCAGGCAAGAAGCCTACAGCGTGTTGCAGCAAATGGCCTCCGTTTTCCGCGCGTTGCCATGGTGGAGTAATGGCCTGCTTTCCGCCACGCAAGATGCGCCCTCCGAGCCAGTGGCACAATTCACCCGAGCCAACGTATTAGAAGGCGGCTTCACCTACTCCGGCGCGGCGCTCAAGGCGCGGCATAGCGTGGCCTTGGTACGCTGGAACGACCCCGCCGAACGCTATCAACTGCAAGTCGAATACTGCGAAGACGTTGAAGCCATTGCGCGCTTTGGTGTGCGCGAACTAGAGATTACGGCGGCGGGCTGCACCTCACGCGGGCAGGCCAACCGTATCGGACGCTGGGCGCTTTTGTCCGAAAAACTCGAATCCGAAACCGTCAGTTTCGCCGTAGGTCTTGAGGCCGCCTACATCTGGCCGGGCGCAATTATCGAGCTACACGACCCCGCCCGTGCCGAAGCGCGACGCGGTGGGCGCATTCTTGCCGCCAGCACCACCCAAATCACGCTAGACGCGGCGATTGATGCCCCCGCAGGCAGCGGCGGCAGCCTTGCCGTGACCCTGCCCGACGGCAGTATTCAGCGGCATACCCTCACTACCACCGGCAGCGCGGTGATTGATCTTCCTTATGCCATACCCACGCCCCCGGCGGAAGGCGCGCTATGGGTGTTCACCCATGCAGGCGATGCGGCCAGCCTCTGGCGCGTACAACAGATTGAAGAGTTAGACGCAGGCCTGAGCGCGCGCGTCACCGCCGTGCGCCATGTGCCGGAAAAATATGCCGCCATTGAAAACGGCCTGAACCTTGTCCCACGCCAAAGCTGGGATCAGCGTCAAGCCGCCACTGCGCCGGGGCAGGTCAGCGCCATCAGCGTGAGTGAATCGGTCTATCAAAGCTCGCCCGGCGTAAATGCCCTACGCGCCACCGTGGCATGGAGCGCCGCGACCAACGCCACCAGCTACGAAGTGCTCTGGGCAGGCGGCGCCAACGCCCAAACCTTCACCGCCACATCAACCAGCCTTGACATTCAGCCCGTCGGTACAGGCACGTATCAAGTCAAAATCACAGCCATCAATGCCAACGGCCAGCGTGGCGCGCCCGTGACTGTCAGCGCCACCATTACCGGGCAGTCTGCCGGTGCAACCACCGCCCGCGCCGTCATCCGCGCCACGGGCGGGCAGGGCAATATCGTCGTCAAAGCAGGCATGACCGGCGCATGGCTTCCGAGCGACGTGCTGGAAATACATGCCGCCGACAGCACAGACATCAACACCGCCAGCCTGATTTACAGCATCAAATCCTCGCTTGCCAGCTATACCGATGCGCCACTCGCAGGCGGCACCAGCAAAACCTATTGGGCAAGAATCATGCGCGCTGATGCCAGCTACAGCGCCTGGTCAAGCCCCGCCACGGCCACCACCGATGCCAATGGCGAATACGATGACCGCGTGCGCTATGCCAAGGCGCAAAACCTCTCTGCTACGGAGCAAAATCAAGCGCGCAGCAACATCAGCGCCGCCAGTCAAGCTCAAATCACTGCGCTCGATGC